GTTCAATACTTGACAAGTTTTGTGCAATTTTTTCACGGTGTAAATATCGAAGGTCGTACCTTAATAAAAAACGAGAGGGAGGTTAATTCACATGGTAACGGACGCTAAGGCAATCGAACAAAAGGACGCGACTTCTGCGAAGGATTCGCTTTCTGGCGGCGGAACGCCGAAGCCTTCGGGGGCAACAGACAATGTTTCCACTCCAGACGCACAGTTAGTCGATTTGCAGAAGGCGATGGATGTCTATGCGGATAAGAAGCACTCCAAGTTAGACAAGCAGGTTAGCAATCTGACAAAAGAGAACGCAACTTATAAGCAGCAACTTGACGACCTGACAACGAAATTCAATGACCTTAACAAATCGGTTTTCGAGGCCAAGAAAAGCGCGGAACTGGATGCAGCCAGACTAAGCGGAGACCCTGAAAAAGTCAAAGCAGTCGAGGGCAAGTACCAGACGTTCTCCGATACTGAAACCGCAAGAACCGAACTGTCCAACATCAACGCAGAGATTGAATCGAAGCGAGACCTGCTGGAACGGTTCAACGAAGCGGGAAAAGTAGCAGAGGCCAAGAGGCTTGAAACAGAGACCGGAGTGAGTGCGGAACTTATTTTGAAGCTCTTTAACCAGAACGGATTGACTGACCCCGAACAGATGGAGAGTATAGCCGAAACTCTGAAAGGGCAGGTAAAAGGGGCGGAGGCACCGCCAGTAGTATTACCGAACCCTGACAGGCTTACTCCAACTGTAGTTACGACTACACCCGATTCTGCCAGAGGCAAGATTAAAGCCGGATGGGAAGAATTACATAAAACTAAATAGGAGGAAATAAATGGCTATAGTTGGTCACTTTGAAAATTTGGATGAGGCACAAAAACTTGTCCAGTCTAAATTGCTTGCCGGTGTTGTTCAGCAAATTTATGAGGAAGGTCAGCTTTTGCATGAGCTTCCCGTTATGGTGATTGATTCAAAGTCAGTCAAATATAACAGGGAATATACCAATCCGACTGCTGCCTTCTATAACATTCACGAACAAATACCGTGGACGGCAGACCAGAACTTCACCACACAGAAAGAGGCGGAATTAAAGCGCATAGCACGACAGAGTATTCTTGATCGGTTCATCATGGACACTTATAAAGACCCGAATGAGTATCGAACAATAGTGCTGTCCTCATTAACTAAAGGCTGTCTGAGTTTCTTAGAGGACAAGTTTGTCTACGGTGATGTAGATAACGATGCAGCAGAGTTTGATGGTATCGGGCACCTGTTTGATACCGATGCTGCCGGTTCGGAGGCTTTTGGTAGTTCTCAGTGGTATGACATGGGAGGTTCGGCTGCACCAGTTAGTATCGCCGTTATGAGGCAGCTAATTGACATGTGCAAACCGAAACCGAGCATATTGCTCATGTCCAGAACACTGCGGAACGTGATAAGCGCTGCTGCCTTTGAAAAAGGTATCGCCAGCACTATACCGGTCGGTTCTATCACCTACGGTAAAAATGAGTTCGGTGCCAGGATTGATTACTTCGATGGTATTCGCATCTTGGTATCTGACTACATGCTGAATGAAACCGACAATACCACCGACAAAGATTCTGGCAACAATAGCGGTGTTTGTAGCTGCTATGCAATCCGGTTCGGTCAGATTATGGATGGTGGGCTTTGTCTATGTGTAGGTGGAAATACCGGTGGGTCTGAGTTCTTCAAGATTAAGGAACTGGAAGCCCTAGAAGATTACGATGCTGCCGGTATCAGGTTGACAGCCTATTGCTGTCTGGCACTTGGCAGTTCTAAGGCTCTCGCTGGTATTCACAGCATTGACGAAAACGGAACCGTTGTGGCCTAAACTCAGCCTTAAAGGAGTGATAAATTTCAAAGGCCGAGGGGTGAGCCTGAAATAAATCACCCCCAAGAAAATTAAGGAGAAATAAGAAGATGGCAAATGAAGTAATAGCGAAAGTTGAGCATGATTACGGCGGGCAAGGCTCTATTCCCCAGTATGCTGTGAAGTTGGATGGGTTCGTTGGCTTGTCAGCCGCAGCCTCGGAAACAGTTTGCAGTTATGCCGAAAGCCCCTTTGATGAAGATATGGTCATTTTAGAGGTTTATATGTGCGTAACTACTGGCGATGCTACGGGGAGTGCTGATTTCGATATTGGGTTAGCGGATAAAGCTGATGGTACAAATAACGATGACAGCCTTTTTAATGCCCCTACTGCTTATTCAGCCGCAGGGGTTTTAGAAGGTTTGGCTGTTCATGCTATTACCGGCAGGGCAAATCCAATATGGAAAGCAAAAGATAGCGCAACGGATAGCTTTGTTGTGGCACAGCAAAATGGGAACGTAGATGCTTCGGACCTTGTTTATAATCTTCTTCTCATTTGTGCGCCTTATGCTAAATTCAAGGCTACTTAGATATAGGCAATGCCAATCTATGAGTATCAATGCAGTTGCGGACACAAGTTTGAGAGGTTACAAACAGTGGATAAAAGGCACTCAGGCCAATGTCCGCAATGTGGCATTGAAGCGAAGTTGATACCGTCTTTGTGTAACTGGTGGTTTGACAATCCGTTCACAAAAGACGGACCAGGGTTCACTTCGGAGATAGCACATCCAGACAAACTTAAGGAATTAAGAAGGGAAAATACAAGACATGGCAACGCAGATTTAAGTTCATTGGTTTCCATTGAACCAACGTAAGGAGAATAATCATGTTAGCAGGAGAATGGAAAACTGTAACAGTAGCAAAAGATGGCACAACGTCAGACTCGGTTGACCTCGGTGCCGATTATAAAGAAGTTCTCGTTTTATTTCCAGCGTTAGATAGCGCCACTGTATCAGTCACGATAAGCAATGATAATAGCACGTTCTTTGCTATCTCGGCACTTGACGCTGATGCTACTGGCAGCTTTGCACATGCCACTACTGCGGGGACTTCGGCAGGAGCCGTAGTATTCAAGATAGGTGGATGCAGATATATCAAAGTAGTCTGCGGTGCTGCACAAACTACGGCTGCCAGAACTTTCTATGTAAGGGGGTGTTAGGATGCCAGCTTATAGTGAAGTTATGATTTGCCACGAGGCCTCAGGCGAGAATAGCAATGGGGGAAAATCAAATGCCTAGCGTGAATGAATCTCAACGCAAGTTGGCGGGAATAGCCCTGTCAATTAAGAGAGGGCAGACACCGCGATCCTACAGCAAGGAAGCGGCTGCTATGGCTGATTCGATGTCTATTAAACAGCTTGAAGAATTTGCTCACTCGGTCAAGAAAAAGAAACTGCATCCATTCATCAGGGGGAAGGACTAATGCCTGGATTTTTCGGTCCGAGAATTGCCAAAGTCTCGAAGGCTACCAAAAAGAAAGCCGAGCAATACGTCGTCGAGAATATCGATGAACCATCATCACGGGCTTATTTGAAGGGATTAGGACAGAGCTCTTTCGGACGTATCAGGGTTAATACACTGGTGAAGCAGGGAACCATTAAGAAGCTGAAGAAACTTTATCCGTTTATGTAAGACGATGGGACGAACCAGAGTAAACTTAAAAGAAGCAATCCGGTGGCAGTTGAAGGACACCACCCAGGACGACGAAACCTGGGACGACCAAGAAGTCGATGCTGCCTTTGACCGAGCGTTGCGCGACATTAACCGGCGCGAACCACTACTTACCCATTCCCTGCTCGCAGTTCAGGACTTAACGAAGTCCATAGATATTAGCGACTGCAAGGGATTGCTGAAAGTCATCAGTGTTGAGTGGCCTTTTGGGGAAGTACCACCTGCGCTTCGGAACTTTAGAAAAATCTCCAACACTATCATCATGGAACTGTCCAGCGTGGTTGATTACGATTCAGGACACCTTACCGGAACGGTGACATTTACCATTGACAGCTTTACCGTGACCGGCTCCGGCACGGCTTTTACCAGCGAATTAGCGGCTGGATATTACATTAAGAAGTCAAGCGGTACTCACTGGTACAGGATTGCTAACGTAGCGTCCGATACATCTCTGACCTTAGACAATATGTTTGAGGAAACGACCGGCGCCGATACGGTCAACGTGACCGATTACGCGAACTCGCAGGGTTGCGCGATGGTGGACTGGACATCGGAGTATACGGTTGACGAGGATGCGGAAAGCGACCTGCCTCAGAAGATGGAAGATATTGTAATACTCGGCACGGTGGCTCGGTTGATTAGTTCACAGGCTACCAAGTACGCCAATGAAATGCCGATAGGACCAGGCGCCGTTAATAATTATCAAGCACAGGCCGACAGATTTATGGCCGAATACCAAGCGTCTATTGCCGGAATAGGACGGCCGGAAGATTCGATTGTTTCAAGTTATCCGATAACGTAAAGGAGGATTACGAGATGGAGATTACAAAAGACGGAACCAGAATGAGAGGTCGATTCGATGTCGAGGTCATGTCGCCTTACCGTGTGTTCGGTATGCCGATACTGGAAGGCGGCAAGGTCAGGCGGCGTCATCTTAGCGGCACTACCTGGGGTCATAACATCGTCACGGATGAAGGACTGAACCGCATACTGGATGTTTTTTTTCACCAGACGACAGTGACCGCAACTTGGTACTGCGGACTGGTAGAAAGCAATACTGCCGCGGACCATGCCATGACCTACGATGTGCCGGTATTTACTGAAAGCACATCTTATGATGAGGCGGCCAGAGTAGCCTACAATGAGGCGGCTGCTACTTCTTCACATATTACTACTAACTCGGCTAATAAGGCAGTATTCACCATCAACGATACCAAGACAATGTACGGTGCCTTCCTTGCCAGCGTGAGCACTAAGGGAGACCATACGGCCGGCGCAGACAATGTACTGTTCTGCTACTCCTTGTTCGCGCAGTCCAGGGCGGTAGGAGACGACGACGTCATAAATTTGACATATGCGATAACCGCCGCGGACGACAACGCATGAAGAAAA